TTAGCCCAAGCAAATCTCACTTTCCTTCTCCTTTCTCAGATAATATATAAGTATCATAGATACTATATTAACTATAGCACTATTGAGAAGTCTTGTCAAGTCCCTTCTCTTCTTGACAACTATGATGAGTTTCTGTTATAATTATACTGATATGTTAAAAGAGATATTAAGTGGAGTTCTGGAGAGACAGAGGCAGTTCCTCTTACTCAGAATGACTGGACTTGACAAGCAGGCTGCTATGCTTGCTCTTGGTGTTCCAGAAGGCACATACAAAGTCTGGGTAGCGCAGAAAAGGTTCCAGAAGGTCTACAGACAAATTGATGAGTTAGGTTCTCGGTATAAAGAAGATGCTGTCCTAATGTTAAGAGAGAGGAACTATGCTCTTGCTGTTAATCTTGAGCGTGAGATGCTGGGAACAATCCTTGAGGAGATTAGGACAGGCACTCCTGTCTTCTCACGAACACATCTCGGCAGGGAAATTTACCACAAGTTAGCATCTGAGATAAGCACTAGACCTCAGATTACACATGTAACCTGGGAAGAGCTCATCCTTCAGGGACAGCAACAAGCTCTACCAGAAGGGGAGGTGATTGATGCGGACTATGAGTCAACAAGCTAGTAGCAGGCGAAACATTATGAGGGCTAATCTAAAAAGAATCTTGTATGGGAAGATATATCGTTCTTTGAGGAGGAAGAAGTGATGGGAAGGGAGAAAATGAGAGAGGATTCTGATGATATGCCCATATTGTCAGCAACCATTACGCATAGTTTTGAAGACAAGGACATTAGTTGTCTATCGGTGTCCTATTTGTTATTATATAAGAAAGGAAAGGAGGGAGGATAATGGCAAGGAGACTGTGGATAGGTGGAGTTAGGAAGAGGATGCAGCAGAAAGGCACTGTTGGGGTCTTTAGCAAAAGGGCTAAGTCTCTGGGTGTCAGCACAGCTACTCTAGCAAGAAGATGGTATAACAAGGCTGGTGTCTGGGGTAAGAGAGCTAGACTTGCTGCTACCTTTGCAAAGTTACCTAAACCATCTTCAGCAGCCCGCAGGCGAGGAGGGAAGAAAGCTGCTCGCACTAGGGCACGAAGATGATAAACAAAAAGGAACTGGTAAGAAGCAGACTCTCTATCGTAGATAAGAATAGCAAGGTTGTTCCCTTCACCCGTAATGCTGTTCAAAGATACTTTGCTGCTCATAAAGGTAATCGTAATATAATTCTCAAGTCACGACAGCTTGGTATCAGCAGTGAAATATTAGCAGATATGTTTGCAGAAAGCATTACTATTCCTAATACTCCCTGTGCTGTTGTCTCTCATGAGACCAGAGCCACCCAGAGGCTTCTGGATAGAGTTCACTTCTTCTATGATACTTTTCCCAACCCAAGACCTTTAATAGGAGCAGAGAGCAGGTCAGAGCTAAGTTTCCCAGGTTTAAACAGCTCTATCTATTTGGGAACAGCAGGTAGCAGAGCTTTTGGCAGAGGTGATACACTACGCATGGCTCACCTTTGTCTGCATCCTGATTGCTTCGTTCTTCTTGCCTGTGGAAGAATGAAGAAAATATCGGATATAACTTCTTTATCTAACCCAAAGAGACCAGAGAGTGGAGATAGAACCTACTCTGCTAAATCAGGAATACCTGTCTCAATAATAGGGAAATATATCAGTGCCTGTCAGGGGACAATGATAAGAGCAACAGTAATTGGCAATCCATCCACACCCCTTATAGCTACACCAGACCATAAAGTTATGGCTAATGCCAGAGGGGATTGGCAGCCTTTGGAGAGAGCTAAATGGATAGGGACACCCATCAGAGAAGTAACAACCAAGAGGAAGTTTGTCTGGTTAGGTCAGAAAGGTGGGAGTAGGTGGGAGAAGTGTCTCTGTGATAGGGCAGTTGTATTCAACTATGATTTTGGCTGGATAATTGGTTTGTTCTTAGCTGAAGGCTCTTACAGGAAAAGTGGTGTAACTTACTCCTTATCCCTTGAGGAGACTGTCTTCGCTGGTGAGCTCAAATCTTTCTTTAATGGATATGGGTTTACGGCAACGGAACACACTGTGGAAAGTGTTGGGTTTTTAGAGGGGAGAGAGATTAGGGGTAGAGCTAATAATATCCAAGTGAATTCTGCTTCTTTCCAAAGATTATTCATAAAGATGTTGGGCAGGGACAAAGTAATCCCTGATTGGTTCTGGGACTGTGGTAAGGATTTCCTCGCTGGGGTAGCCGATGGTTATATTGCTGGTGATGGAGACAAGAATGGTTATGTAACATCGGTGAGACCCTGGTTACTCTACCAGCTCCGAGCAATACAGCTATCTCTGGGGAGGGGTTACTCAGGAATATCTTGGAGCAATAGTAGACAGTCCTGGACTCTGTATCCCCTTCGGGGTAAGTCTGTGAAGTTCAGAAAGGTGAGGGGAAAACCTTATGTCTTTGCCAAGATAAGGAAAAAGGAGCAGTTTCTTCACACGGGGGATATGTATGACATAAAGACCAGAGGTTCTTTTCTTACACCTTCTGGAGTTGTCCATAACAGTGAGTTAGCTTTCTACGATGACCCTGAAAGAATCTTATCTGGTGTTCAAGATGCAGTTCCTCATTCTGGTGAACTCACAATAGAATGCACAGCTAATGGAATGGATAATCTCTTCTATGAACTATGGACTAAAGCAAAAGAAAAGAAATCTCCATACAAGCCCTTCTTCTTTCCCTGGTGGTTAGGTGAGGACTACAGATTAGCTAAGGGTAACCCCGATGTTCTTGAAGGAGATGAAGGGAAATTATATTATAATGAAGAAGAACAGGGACTTGTCAATAAGTTTCATCTTGTGGAAGACCAGATACGATGGCGTAGATGGAAGATAGCTGAGAAGGGAGGACAATTCTATCAGGACTTTCCAGAGGATGAGGTAACTTGCTTTGAACAGAGTGGAGAACCTGTCTTTGACCCATACTTGGTTCAAATCCTTGCTAGAAACTGTTATGATGGAGAAAGGCATGCACAGGGTTTTCATTTCTGGATACCACCACAGGAGAAGATGTTATATGTAATAGGAGCAGACAGTGCTGCAGGTGTAGCAGGTGGTTCATTCTCAGCAGCAGCAGTCCTTGATTTGAACTTCAACATAGTAGCTACCTTTCAGGGTCTCCTTGAACTTACACAGTTCAAAGACTTGCTAGTTCAAATGGGAAGGTGGTATAATAATGCTGAGTTAGCTGTAGAAAGAAATACACCAGGCTATGCAGTCCTTACTGGATTACTTGATTATCCTAATGTGTATAGGCAGCGAGACTTCCTTACAGGTAGGATAACAGATAAACTAGGATGGTGGACAAGTGATGCAACTAAGTCACATATGGTTACTACATTTAAGGATATGTTACCAAGAGTTAAGACTTGGGATATGAACTTAGTGAGGCAGATGCGTGGATACCAATATATAAGATATAAGGCTAAAGCTCAGGCTTCTGATGACCTTCTGATGGCAACAATGATTGCCGTTGCCGTGAGGAAGTTATCAGGTGGAGCAGCAGGATATAGGGGTAAGATTCCAGGATATTCTGGAGGAAGTTGGGATTAAGATGATAGGTGACATAGTAATACAACGAGACATAGAAGGGAAGATTGGGATAGGAGTATCTCATCCTGCTTTTGGATTTGCTCCTGTTCTAATCTTTACTGGTTGGGGTAAGTTCAGGAAGTTCATTGACTCTTTAGAGGAATACTATTCTAAGTATTATCCCAGGATACCCACTGCTTTCATTGAGGCATTCTCTGAGGGGAAGGGGGAAAATATATGAATGAACAGGAAGTTAAAAATGACATTGCTGAGTTAAGGAGGAGCTGGTCACACCGTGCAACTAAGTTCACTGAGTGGTATGATATGCTCTGTCTTGTAGATAAACTAAAGACTAAGGGTATGGAGAGTTCCGTATCCAATGACCCCAGAACTTTCTTCAACATGGCTCATTTTCTCTTCACTGCAGGTGAAACCCAGCATCGTATTCCAATAATGGGTGAATCTCAAGCAGAGCTTGAGAAGCAGGCTAGAGTTGAGAGAGCTTGTCAATATATGTGGAGAGAAATAGATGCTAAGAGACAAAAGGGAGGAAGTCCTGCCTTTGTTAGTGAACTTGGATTTTATCTCCTCCTTCTTGGTTGGTATAGTCTGGTTGTAGCGATTGATGAAGATAACCAACTTATTCCTCAACTTTGGTCTCCAGCAGATGTCTTTCCACGCTATGAGGATAATCAATTAACGGCTTGTGTCCATGAATACCAAACCACAGTGCAGGCAGCAAGAAGAAAAGCATTAGCCAAAGGCTGGAATTATTCCCCCAGAGCAACATCTGGTAATGTTAGAATAGATGATTATTTTTATCTTGATGAGAATGGAATCTTACAAAACATGATTCTTATTGATGATAAGGATGTAACAGGAATTGTCAGTAGAGAAGACCTTATGCTCCTTGTTGCCCCAGTTGGAGGATTCCCAGATAGAGGTTCTCTTGGAAAGGGAACAACATGGCAACAATTCATAGGACAGGGCATTCTTGAAACAGATAGGACTGCAGTAGAAACTCTTAATAAATGGATGAGCATAATTATGCAACACCTGAGAGATTCTGTGCAGCTCAAATATCAGGAATTCTCTGCTTCTCCTCAGGCAACGGGAGACCAGCTAAGGGACTATGGGTCACTATTCCATTATGCTCCAGGAGAACAAGGATTACAACCCGTTCCTATTGCTCCAATGCCAATAGAAACTAGAGCATTGCAAATAGACCTTGAGAAGAGAATCCAGAAAGGTGCTTTTAGTGATGCCGTCTATGGTATGATTGAAAGAGGTATGGCAGGATATGCACTTTCCCAATTAGCTGGCAGTTCTGCTAATCAAATCATGCATCCTTACATGCAAACTAAAGATTTTATTATTGCTGAAAGTGATAAGTTCTGGTTAAGAAGGGTTAAGACATCCAAGAAAGTCTTTATCATCAAAGGTAAGAAGGAAGAGAAGATGCATCCGATAGATATTCCAGAGGATGCAGATATTGTGGTTAGCAGTGAAATGGCTACTCAGAAGGACTGGCTGGAGAGAGCTACCATAGCTAATATGGTAAAAGAACATGTTGATTCTGAGACCATACTCACTGAGGTTCTTAAACTTACTGACACTGCAGCTATTGGGAGAAGAAAGAGTTTAGATGATTTCAATCAACATCCAGTAACTAAGCAGTTGAAGTTAATAATTTCTTATCGTACTCATGCTAATTTCTTGCGAGCTGCAGGGGACAGCGAACAAGCAGACCTCTTCCAAAGGGCTGCTGATGCCCTTGAGATGCAGATGGGTGCTCCCGAGCCTGGTGCAGCCAGACCACCTGCACACATTGAGGCTGAGGCAGCAAGAGAAGCAGGTGCTCCTCCCAAAAGAGCAAGAGTTAGACCTGAGGTAATGCCACCTGAGGAAAGAGGTGGCTTTACGCCTGAGGAACTTAGAGGAATGATAGGAAGAGGCAGAGCATCATAA